TAAACCAATAGTCCTTGATGTGCCTTGCCGAATATTGATACCCTCTGAAAACATATTCCTTATCTGCGCCACCTTCTCCCGTGTAAAGAAAATTCAATGCTTGATAAGTATATCCGAAATGTCCATTGTTGGGGTCAGCATAACTTAAAACAACCATTGGTTTAGGCAATATTTTAAAAGTCTGTGCAACAAACCAACTCTGAACATTCTTCTCCAAACCATCGTTTTTAATCAGACGATTTAATTCTAATGCGTGGTCGTGATATTCTTCTCCACACAATAATAGGCAGTTGTTCTGTGGTGGGATTCCGTATGTGCAAACACCAATCAATATTTGCCCTTCATATAGTCCAAATGCGTGAACGATAGAAGGTATGCGTTTTGCATAATGTTTTCGCAATAACCATTCGTAAGTTTGGTTCTTGTCTATTGATTTTACTTGATATTTTTCTTCAAATTTCATAGTTAAAATAGTATTCCTTGTACAGATGGATTATAACTTGCGTCATATCTTTTATTGTCGCCTTTGGGATAAGGTTCTTTTGGATATTTAATTTTCTTCAACATATCTTTCACTTGTTTTTTATCTCCCAAAAAATAAAAGTATCTATATTTTTGTGGTCTTTCAACCATATAAACATTTTCTTCTCCGAATTTCTTTTTTAATTCATCAACCCGATTCACTCCTTCGTCCAAATCTTCACTCCTTCCAATCATTTCCAAAATAGAAGATGCGTGTAAGTGTTCGTAACCCTTAACCATATAGTCATTGAACTTTGCACTCAAACCACTATAATACCAATTTGTTGCTTGATAGATGTACCCGTGATGATTCTGCGAGGTGTCTGCATAACTTACTATCACATTTGGTTTAGGCAACATCTTTAGACTTTGACTAACAAAAAACGAAAGAGTATTCTTCGGCAAATCTTCTTTCACAACTAATCTGTTCAATTCTAAAAAACAATCTTGATAATCACCATTGAAACAAGTTCTTATCAGAGGAGCTGCCATCGGTCTTCCGTATGTTACAACGCCTTGTAAAATCAAATCAGTAGTAAACAATCCGAAAGCATAAGAAATAGAGGGTATTCTTTTTGCGTAATGCTTGTTTAATAACCAATCTTTACATTGGTAGTTATCAATTGATTTAATAAGATATGTTTCCTTTATTTCCATTCAGAATAATATTCCTTGCACATTTGGGTTGTAACTCGCATCGTATCTTTTGTTTTCTCCTTTCGGATATTCTTTCACTTCAAATAACCTCTCCTTAAAGAAATCCCTTTTTTGTTTTTTGTTGCCGATAAATAAAACATATCTATACTTTGGTTCTCTTTGAACTTGGTATAAATCATCGCCATATTTTTGTTTTAATTTTTCAATTCTGTCTTCTTCAAACGCAAACTCGTCTAATAATGTTCGGATATGTATGTGTTCTTTTCCTTTTACTTTCCAATCTAATTGTGTATGAGATTCTCCCGTAAAATAAAAATTTAATGCCTGGTAAATATACCCAATATGCCCGAAAGATTTATCAGCATAGGACACTATTATCATAGGGTGTGGCAAAAGTTTTAAACAACGGGAAACGAAAAAACTATTTGCGTTCTTGTCTAATATATCATTCGTGCAAAGTCGGTTCAATTCATATACCAACTCCATATTCTTTTCTCCACAAATTGACTTTTTCATCTGCATAGGTACTGCATTTCCAAAAGTACATACCCCAACCAAGACATTGCCATCTGTTTTGTATAAACCAAACGCATAAGATATAGAGGTCATTCGTTTTAAGTAGTGCTTATGTAATAACCACTCCTTGCATTGTTCGTTATCAATACTCTTGACCATATATTTATCTTGTAAACTCATCAGTCGAATAGGGAGATTTGTACATTGGGGTTATAGTCGGCATTGTACCTCTTGTTATCGCCCTTTGGGTACTTAACAATCTCGTACACTAACTCTTTTCGCATTGTCTTGATTTGTTTTTTACTCCCCAAAAATTGAAAATATCGGTGTTTCTTTGTGTATTCGCCTTTGGTTAATCCGTATTCCAATTTCTTTTCCGCAGAAGTTAAACCCATTGAACTTAATGTTCGTTGATGAACTTCTTCTCCATCCAAAAACCACTCTCTTTCGTGAATTTGATTCAGACCACAATAAGTCCAATTGGTTGCTTGATAAATATATCCCGTATGTCCGAAAGTGAAATCCGCATAAGAAACCACACAACAAGGTTTTGGCAATAATCCTAAACAATGGCTCAAGAAAAAACTCAAAGTATTCTTTTTAAGACCTCCGTTCACTACCAACCTATTCAGTTCGAGTGTCTTTACACGATATTCCTTGAAAATAGACTCTCCGTTATTCATCACACGGGGAGGAGGCCCAAAAGTACAGATGCCGATAAGGATGTCCTCGTCATACAATCCGAAGGAGAACTCAATGGAGGGAACTCGTTTTGCGTAATGTTTATTTAATAACCAATCCTTACATTGAAAGGTATCTATTGACCTCACTTTATATTTCTCTGTAATATTCACGGTTATTTATCCTCTTTCCAAACATAGAACTCTGTTTGTTTGTTGTGAAATTGACCTTCAAATATCTTATCAGGAAATCTTTTAATAATAACATTTGGATTATTCGTTACGAATTTCCTATAACTCGCAAACTTAATTCCAACACCCCAACCCAAATGTTTTAAGATTTGAGATTTAGTTACTTGTCTGTTCTTCTTAATGAAATCAATTATGTCGTCTTTTCTTTCGCCTTTTACAATCGGTTTTATTTTATTCAATGCTTTTGTTATCATATCCGAGATAACAGGTATTCTTTTCTCCCAAACCATATTTGTTCGGCAGTAATCAAGTTGAGTAGTTGCAAGGTGATTTCTAAATTTTTTATCGTCTAATGCACCTTTCAATAAAGCCAATGCTTGTTGATTTGAAGAAAAGTATTCTCCACCTTCTCCTATCAATTCATTGTAGTAATCTGCATCATAAAAGATGTATGGACATCCATTCATAATTCCATCCGTAACAGAAACAGACCATCCTGCGTATTTCTGTTTTGGTGCAAATCCAACGCAACATTTTTTGAGGAAATCATAATAACCTTGTTTGTCAAAGGAATCGGTTATCACATAAGGAGCATTGGGTTTTTCTAATAACGGAATCCATACTTTGAAATCTTGTCGTTGTTCCCATAACAAATCCATCAACTTCATAAAGTTTGGAAAATCTTTATACGCTTGTGGGCGATGATTAAACACAATAATTTTTTCGTAATCCGCCAAAGATTTCACAATATCTTCTTTTTGAACTCCCAAATAGTGAGGTTTCATAATTTCCTTCAAACGAGCAATTGTTTTATCGGAGTAAATATCTTTCACATTGTCAATTACCATATCAATCTGATTCTGTGTATTTACTCCACACTCATCCATTTCCAACATTCCGTTAATGTTGTTCATCAGAAAATTCTTATCGTATTCGGTAATTTCTTTAATCTCGAACCAATGACAATAGCCGACAATCGGCAAAGTGCCTATATCAGTCGTGTTTGAAATGAGATTAGTAACATTCAATGTCTGTTCGGGTAAATGCGAATAGATAAGGTCGAAATCTTGATTCTTCCAATCAATAATCTTCATCCAATCGTAATAATTGAAATGAGCCCTCATTGAATTTGGATAAGAAGGGAAATCTATGAAGTATTGAGTTACATTTTCAAAATCCAAAAGTTTAGAATACTTTGGAAGGGGAATGTGAAACCATAAATTAAGTGGGGAATGTTTTTTTAATCCGATAATGATTTCGCTCATTACCTTGACGAAACTATCTGCCTCTAAATCTTTCTGAAAAGTTATATTCGGAATTACTAAGACACTCTTTACAGACTTGTTCATTCCTACTTAAAATTTAGAGCGATGTTCAGGAATCGAACCTGACCTTCAATGTTGGAAAAACATTGCGTTTCGTGTAACCCCTTGAAACTTCCATCGCATATTACTTGCATTTCTTATTGAGCGGTGTTCAGGAATTGAACCTAACCCTCGTTACTGGAAAAGCAACGCATATCACCCTTGATACCTCCACCGCAAAAATCGGGAGAAGATTCCCCCGATATAAAATTACTTACGACTATCTCTTACTTCTTGCACATCACCACGCATATCGTTACACGCCTTTTTTATTTCTTGAAGTGCCTTGCGAACTCTTGTACCCGCTGCATTGTTTCCTCCATAGAACTTCTGTGTGTCTGCGTCCATTTGTGCTACGAGTTGTTTGATTTTTTCGTAATGTTTCATAATTGATTTGTTTTTGATTGTTATTGATGATTGTTTATTATTCCGTGTATTTAGTTATTGTTCTACGCCTTGCAATGTCAGGGTAGTTTAATGCCAATCGTATTTCTTCTTTGCATCTGCAATTAGGACAAAGTTCATCTGCGATTCTCTTACCTTTTGAGATAGATATTTCTTGATACAAATCACAATTAAGGCAAACTACCAATGGAGTATAGATATGTTCTTGTGGCATATTATTGTTCGACTAATTCTTTACTTCTTAATTTATCTCTTAATTCAACTGCAAGTTCGTAATCCTCTTTTTCAATCGCCTCCTCAATTTGTGCTTGTAATGTTTTTCTCTTTACAAATCGCATCGCAGAACACCAATGAACTTCTTTACAAGGGATATGTTCTGTGCAAT